TATGAACACCTCACAGCGATCTAAGGTATGCGCCGTCCATAACTCTCAATTTGGCGAGGTATGGTGGTTTTACCCAAGCACCGCCTCTGTAGAGAATGATAGGTACGTTGTATATGATTATAAAGAAAACCACTGGAATATTGGTGTATTAAGTAGAACGTCAGGCGTTGACTCTGGTGTATTCAGTCAGCCTATGTGGTTTGATGCCTCTGGTAATATCTATAACCAAGAGACTGGTCACTCTCACGGCACTAGCGCATCTTATTTAGAGAGTGGGCCTATCAGTATTGGTATAGGCGATCAGATAACAAAAGTTAACCAGATTATTCCAGATGAGCTTAATCTGGGTGATGTAACACTAACCTTTAAGACTAGATTCTATCCAAATGGCACTGAAGAGTCTTACGGACCATTTACCATGTTAAACCCTACTGGCGTTAGGTTTCAGGGAAGGCAGGTTCGCATGAGGATTAATGGCTCAGAATTGGTAGACTGGAGGGCGGGAAAGATGCGTTTAAACGTGACTACTGGTGGCAGTAGATGAGTCTAGCTGAACGCCCACCACCACCACTAGGGCCAGATTGGAAGCCTTGGGGTGAGAGGTTGACGGACTTCTTAACTAGAACAAAGTCTAAGCTGTCATACTATCTTGCTGGTGAGTCTGCCGGCGAAGATGGCGTGTTATTGTGGGATAGGACCGGCTATCCAGTAGTATCAAAGAATGGCGAGTGGAGGCAAATAAAATTAGCGGGAGGCAGTGGATCATTTGCATCAACTGTAGATGTAGTTGCCGCTAGCCCAGATACAGCTTATGCCATACCCTTTGACCTTGTATCGGCTACTGGGACGGTGACTATTGATGCGGCTGACAGCACTAAGATAATATTTGCAGAGGCAGGAGTGTACTCGGTGGCTGGTAATTTCCAGTTATTATCGAGTACGGCAGCAGTAAAAACTATATATCTTTGGACGATGTTAGATGGAACAACAGACTCAGTGTCGGTACAAACTGATATTAAAGACAGCGGGCAAGTTAAGACGGTAGGGGTGTCCTTTACGTTAACAATTGCAGCAGGGTCATATCTGCAAATAAAGTGGGCAGTTTCTAATATTGCATTAAGGTTAAAGGTGGTAGCAGCAACCGCATTTGCACCTACTACACGCGCAGCTCAAGTATCCATAACACGCGCATCCTAAAAATGGTATAATCGAGCATATTTTGATACGGAAGTGCAGATGTCAGACTTAGACGTAGAATTAGAACGATGCAGGGTTTGGATAGAGGCAGCGTTAGATTATAGTGGAGGAACGCACGATTTTGATGATATTGCGGCTAGTGTTCGGTCTGGTTACATGCAGTTTTGGCCTGCACCTAAAGGGTGTGCGATAACAGAGATATTAACATTTCCAAAGCGCAAGATTTTTCATATCTTTCTTGCTGGTGGAGAGAAGCAGCAAATAGTAGATATGGACGAGTCGGCAGTGGAGTTTGCTCGCAGAGAGGGATGTACAGGCATGACTATTGCTGGTCGTAGAGGCTGGGCAAGAGTTTTAATGAATAAAGGATGGACGGAAGCGTTCACCACATTAAGCAAGGATATATAATATGTCAGGTGGAAAAGGCGGCAGCCAAACAACAGAAGCAACAATTCCAGAGTGGGCCAAGCAACCCACTATCAGAAACTTGGCAAGAGCCGAGCAAGTCCAGAAAATTGGCTACATGCCTTACTATGGTCCTGATATTGCGGCGTTTACTCCACAGCAGGAACAGGCGATGCAAGCCAACCAAGATGCGGCTTCTGCCTTTGGATTAGCCTCCCCTGGTGTTGACGCTATGGCAGGAATGCCTGAAGCGCAAAGCTTTGGTGGCATGAGTGGCTATAGCTCTTCTCCTATATACGAGGCAGCCGTAGCAGAATTAAAAGAAAAGCAGCCAGGATTTGTTAACCAATACGATCAATTATTTGGTCAGCAACGTCAGGCTGGTCCTGGTTATTTCGGTCCAGGTTATGAGGGTAGTCGTCGCTACGCTGGTTTTGACCCAGGCAATGCTGGCATGAGTGGAGGATCACAAGATTACCCTTCTGGCTTTCCGTCTGGTCAAATGCCAGATATGGGAAGCTTTCAGACTCAACAAGAGCCTCAAATGAGCATGTACCAAGCTCCAATGCAAGCTCCAATGCCAAATCAGTCGATGTATCAATCTCCAGCGCCAGGTACCTCAGTAGATGATCAATACTTACAAATGATGTCAGGGAGTAAAATATAATGGCTGGAGCAGGAATGCCAAATCAGCGAACCCTTCCACAGATGGGTGTTGCAAACAACCAATTACAGCCAGGTGGAATAGGCCAACCATTAGGGCTTGGACAAGCACAACCACAGCCTGCTCCTCAGCCTCCTCCTGGATTAAATAAGCCTGGTTATCAGCCCTTTGCTGATCCTGCACCTGCCTCTTTGTACTCTGATCCTAACTTGGGCGTAAGCGGAAATCGCGTAAACCTGGGACAAGCAACTGCGGTCAACCAGCAAAAAGCGGGACAAAATCCGGCATCTCTATACTCTGATCCTAATCTGGGCGGCGGAAGAGGTATTCCACCACGAGGAGATGGCGGAGGTATGGTAAATGGCTTTGACCAAGCACCAAACTTCGGTCTTGGTACTGGTGAGTATAGCGGTAACACGGGTGTTACGGGCGGTATGCAGAAGTATGGGGGTAGCTATACCGATCATAGTATGGACGGTCGTTTGAGCGAGAAATTTTTTAGTGGTAGTGCGGAGGAAATGCGTGGCCGTGGATTTGGGGATGGTGCAGGTATGCAACCGCCGGGTAATCCCGACTGGAGAGGCCCGCAGCCTGGACAACCATCTGCTGGGGCAAAGGGCGGCGCTCAAGTGCAACCTCCTGGTGGAGCTATTACGCCACCACCACCACAGCCTCCCTCTACTATTCCTACGCCTCCTCCTTCGACGCCTCCTGTTGCCACTGCACCTGTTGCGCCTGTTGATCAAGGTCCACGCGCCCCAAATATTAATCAATCGGCTGCCGCTGGAATACAAGGCTCTATGGCTGGAGCAGCCCGCGAGATGAATTATCAACCAACCAATATTGGTGGCGCATCCTACAATCCTTATTCAACTGGATCACAAGGCTATGGCGCTACTACTGCTGGCGCTCAAGGTTTTGGTGCTTCTGGTGTTAATGCTCAAGGATATGGGGCGGCGGGAACTGGATCACAAGGTTATGGAGCGGCGGGAACTGGATCACAAGGTTACGGCGCTACTGGAGCTGGATCACAAGGATATGGCGCTAGTCAAATGTTTGGCGCTCCAACTGTTGGCGCCCAGAACGTCACAGCAGGACAACTTGCAGGAACTGATTTATCCCAATACCAAAACCCATACGAAACCCAGGTAGTCCAATCTACCTTGTCTGACTTAGATCGGTCTAGGCAAATGGCTATGGGACAAGCAGGCGCTCAAGCTACAGCGGCGGGTGCGTTTGGTGGTTCTCGCCTAGCATTAATGGAAGCAGAGACTAATCGGTCTTTTGCTGATCAAGCTGCTAGGTCTGCTGGACAACTGCGTCAAGCTGGATTTAATCAAGCTCAAGGCATGGCTCAACAGGATATTGCAGGTCGTATGCAGGCAGGTCTTGCCAATCAGGGTGCAAATCTACAGGCTGGAACTACTACAGCAAATCTCATGCAACAGGCAGGATTGTCTAACCAATCAGCTTTAAACCAAGCCTCACAGTTTGGGTCTTCCGCTGCTAACCAAGCCGCCCTTGTTAACGCTTCTGCACAGAATCAGGCTAGTCAATTTGGAGCGCAATCTGGTAACGTAGCATCCCTATCTAATCAAGCTGCACAGAATCAGGCAAGTCAGTTTGGCGCTCAGGCTGGTAACGTAGCCTCTTTATCTAACCAGGCAGCTCAAAACCAAGCTAGTCAGTTTGGCGCTCAGGCATTTAACCAGGCTGCTCAACAGGCGTCTGCACAACAGCAAGCGGCCAGTCAGTTTGGCGCTCAAGCAGGTAATAATGCTGCACTAGCTAATGCTGCCTCTATGAACCAAGCCAACCAGTTTGGGGCGCAGGCAGGAAATACTGCACAGTTAGCCAATCAGTCTGCATTTAATCAGGCAGGTCAGTTTAATGCACAACAGGCTTTGGCCGCACAGATGGCTAACCAACAGGCAGGATTATCAGGATCTGCTCAACGTCTTGGTGCTGCTGGTCAACTTGGCAACCTATCTAACCTTGGTTTTGGTATGGGACAAACTGTTAACCAAAACATTATGCAACAGGGTATGATGCAACAAGCTATTCAACAGCAGCTCATTGATGCGGCTAAGGCTCAATTTGCAGGTTACACGCAAGCGCCTTACCAGTCTATTGGATTGTTATCGCAGGCTCTGGGTGCATCACCAATTCCTCAGTCTCAAACTACTAGCAAGCAGCCAGGCATGTTTGATTATTTGACTATGGGCGCTCAACTGTATGGGGCTTCTGATTCTCGCTTAAAAGAGAATATTACTCAAATAGGATCATTACCTAATGGCCTTGGATTATATACTTGGGATTGGACGGATGACGCCAATGAGAAGGGATTAAGTAATCCTATGACTACTGGTGTTATAGCTCAGGAAGTGCAGGCTGTTATGCCTGAACTGGTGAAGATGCAGCCTTCTGGTTATCTTGCCGTTAATTATGGTGAGTTGGTAAAAGGAATATACAATGCTTAATATGTACAATCCAGAAAATGATCAGGAAGCACAACTGCGTAAGATTTTGGAATCAGCGCAAATGGTTAATCCAGGGGATATTGCAGGTATGCAGGTCAGTCCTGGAGGAATTGATAATGTCGGATCGGCGATAAACGGTATTGCTAACGGCCCTATCGCCCCCGAAATATTACAGGCTACTGAGGCAGCAGGAAACCCATCAACAGCAAGCAAGATAATTGATGGGCTGGCTAACTATCAGGTCGCACCTATTAATGCTCCCCCTATGGGTCAATTGCAGCGTGGAGGTGGTTTAATGCCTCTTAATGCCCCTCCTATGGGACCGTATGGAAGTAGTGCGTCTGGAATTCTAAACTCTATCGGCCAGCAGCCAGATAAAGATGACGATGACGAAAAAACAAGTAAAATGGCGAAGCTGTTAAAAATGTTTGGAGGGTAAGATGGCTGGTATATTTGATTTTATGAATAGTGGCATTGAAGACGAGAAGCTAAAGTCGCTGGAAGCTATGATGTCTGGTAAGATGGGGATGCCTAATGGCGGCGTAGACAATACTACTGCTGCTATGGCTGGAATGCCTATGCCGAACAATATGTCTGGAATGCAGGCTAACAACCAGATGAACAATGCTCCTCAAGCGATGAGGGGTGTTGCTAACGGACCGATTCCTAATAGTATTATACAAGCTACGCAGGCTCCTTCACCTCCACCAGAACAACCAGGTTTCTTTGCTCGTATGGGGCAGGGATTCAAAGACTACACATCTGATCCAGAGAAGATGGCTCGTGCTGCTGCGGCATTTAATACAATGCGCCTAAACCCTGATCCAAATGTCTCAAAGATGGCTCAAGATCAAATTGCTCGGTCTCAGGGCAACAAATCAGCCAACCAGACTGTTGCCTTGTTGCGGAAATCAGGTTACTCCGATTTAGCAGATATGGTTGAAGCTAATCCAGCTATGGCAAAAGAAGCCTTGGCCGCTTTAACAAAAAGCAAAATGGGGACTGACTACTCCTCTAAAAATATTGGCTCTATACAGACTGCGGAAGATGATATTCTGGAAAATGGTGTCGTTGTTGTCCCTAAAGGCGGGCAGTACACTTATAGCCTAGATCCGAACGCTCCCACAGGATCACAATACAAAATAGTTCCATTGTCTGGTGCTGGCCTGACCTCGGCAGACAAGAATAAGATGGATATAGAGAAGCAGAAAGCTGAGTGGGATATGACGCAAGGGCTTAAAAAAGGTGAAGAAGTATTTTCGCAGTTTCAGCTTATTGATGATCAAATACAGAGCTTTGCGCGAGCAGAGGTGTTGGTGGGCGAGGGTGCAAAAAGTGGCTTTCTTAAAAAGTTCTTACCTTCAACAGATGCGGCAACTACTGAGCTTCGTCAGATCGCAAACAAGATGGGTATTGATATTATTAATTCCGCTACATTTGGTGCCCTAAGTGCTACCGAGCTAAGGCTGGCTTTAGAAACAGGCTTTGACCAAAATCTATCAGGTGATCAGTTAATTGAGTACATCCAAAATAAGATTGCCGCCCAAACTAAACTTAGAAATGCGTTGATGCCTGAAGTGCAAATGCTTCTTGGAGGCTCTGGGCTTAAAGCATACGCTGACTACAAGATAGAAAACAGGAAGCGTCACGATGCAGCACAAAATGCTTTCAGTCAAATACAGAAAAGCAATCCTAGCCTTACAGTTATAGAGTGGGAGGACTATAATTTGGAAGAGCGCGAAGGCGTTATGAGAGATGGTGGCTTACTGTGAGCAACTTTTTAGAGGAACTTCGCAGAAAGAAACAGGCTGCCAACCCTGGTATACCTGTTATCCAGCCAAATGAAGCTGTCATAGCAGAGCCACAAAAGCTGCGTACTTTTGCTCAGGGTGTTACCTACGGCTTTAGTGATGAGATTGAGGCGGCTGTTCGATCCGCCCTACCCGCGTCAATGGGTGGCAGAGAGTATGATGTCGTTAGGGACGAGCTTAGGGGTAAGCTAAAAGATTACAAGGATCAGAACCAAGGGGCGGCTATTACCTTAGAGGTGGCTGGTGCTTTTCTTCCATCTATCCTTATGGCTATGACCGGCGTTGGCGCTCCTGCTGCTGTTGCAAATACCACTAGAGCCGCCCAGCTTCTTAAAACCGCAAAGATAGGTGCAGGAGAAAGCGCAGCCTATTCTGTGGGAGCCTCTGAAAACCCGCTGTTTAGCGCAGGGAGCGCAGGTGATGTTGGATTTGGAACCGCTTTTGGTTCTGGTGCTGCCGTTGCTGCTGATCTGGCTTTAAGCAAGCTAGGGAAGGTAGGCAGGGCTTTAATTGATTATACGCGACGCAAGATGAAGGGCGCTGACAATGCTGTACAGAAAGAGCTTTTACGCTTGGTAGAGGGTACTGGTTTAACGGTTGACGAGGTAATTGAAGGCGTTGCTAGCGGCAGCGTTATTGCTGATAACGCCACATTGAGTGCAGCGGTAAAAGGCATGGTTAATGAGGGCGGCCAAGCTAAGGCAACAATACTGGGCGCAAGTGAGGCTAGAAGGCAAAAAACAACCCAGCAAGCTAATGAGTCTATGTCTGATGCACTAGCGCCAGATGTTTCTGACCCCAACATATTGAGAGCTAGGGCTGCCACTGAAAAAGAGTTAAGAGATGAAGCGTCTGGGGCATATAAGAAAATTTACGCACAACCAGAAAGCGAAGCTGTCACACAGGAAATTTCAGATCAGATGCTTAATGTTGCTCAACGATCCCCAGACATTAGGGCAGAGCTTCAGGCTAATTATGACCTTGAGGGGATAGTCCCGCTGTTTAAGACAGAGGCAAACGGTGCTGTTTCTCTTAATAGAATGCCTACACTGGAAGATGCTGAGGCCATGAGAAGAATCTTAAAAGAGGAAACTCAGTCTTTATACGTCGCAGGGAAGGGAAGGAGAGCAGGAACGACTGGCGAGCTAGAAGGCGGCCTTCGCGGAGCAATTGACACCGCTTCTCCTGAAATGGGTGCTGCGAGAGCTAATTATGCTGGCATGATGTCTCAAAACAAGCAGTTTGAAGCAGGACGAAAAGTTTTAAGTATGAACGCTGATGATTTAGAGATATTAGTTAGTCGGCTTAACCCCACCGATCTAGCAGCGTTTAGGGCTGGCGCAATGGCTAACATTAACGACAAGGCGCGTAGGTCAGGAACCACAATGGAAAACCTAGCCAAAGAAGATATGCAGCTTGGCACTGTTCTTAGGATTTTATTGCCAGAAGATAAGGCGTCGGGAGTTGTACAGAATGTATCTAATGCAGCCAGGTCTACGTCTATGGATAAATATATACAACCCAGGTCGCAGTCCTCAACACAGGCGCTACAAAGAGAAGCGCAGCTGCGTGGCGGTGGCGTTGCTATGGAGGATTTTGCCAGAGGAATGGCGGGTGATCCACTAGCGTTGGTTAAAATGGCTGTTCAGATGGTGCCGTCTGGCGCGGGGCTGTCGGATAAACAAATGACAGAAGTGGCAAGAATCCTGTATAGTGAGTCCCCTGATTTGGTAGGAAGGGCGTTAAAAGATAATACTGTATTTGGCGAGCTGCTAAAGAAAATTGAAAGCGCCTCGAAAGTGGTTTTAGCAGGTTCGACAACAGCCGCAGCACAACAAGGCTCTGGTGTCGATTCCGTTGAGAAAGTCATGGGCTTGTTAAATTAATCTGGAGTGAACGTGGAACTTAAACCATTAGAAAAAGATGACATTGAAAATATTGCTCGCGAAGCAATTATGGACGCTATTGATTTTGTTGAGTCAGAAGTAGCTGAAGATCGCATTAGAGCGCAACGATACTATAATGGTGAAGTTGACATTGGTGAAGAAGATGGCCGATCCACTGTTGTTGCCACTAAAGTGCGTGACGCTGTGCGTTCAATTAAGCCAAGCCTGCTAAGAGTATTTTTATCTACTGATCGCTTTGTAGAGTTTGTTCCTACTGGACCAGAGGATGTAGAGTTTGCTGAACAGGCAACTAAATACATACAATACAAGTTTCAAGAGCTTGGTGGATACGACATATTAAACGATGCCTTCCATGACGCCTTATTAAAGAAGAACGGTATTGTTAAAGTTTATTGGGATACTTATTCTGAGGCTGAGTCTTATACTTTTAACAACCTTAATGACATGGAATTTTCTACCATTGTTAATGAGCAAGATGTTGAGGTTGTTGAACACACGACTAAGATGAGCGTTGAAATAGATGAGTATGGCACTCAAGTAGAGACACCTCGGCACGATTTAAAGATCAGCCGAATTAGTGAGCTAGGTGATCTTTGCGTGGAGTCTGTACCTCCAGAAGAGTTTTTTGTTGATCGCAACGCCACTTCAATTGATGACGCCTATGTTGTCGGCCATCGTACTGAGGTTAGGGTGAGCGATTTAGTATCTATGGGATACGACTTTGACGAAGTTTCCGAGCTGTCTGGTTTGGGTCATTCTGACACCTTCTCTGATGTAGAAAGATACGAACGCAGGGGTTATGAGTCAGACTATAACTCTGATAACGTACAAGACCCCTCTATGCGTATCGTTGCTCTAACTGAGCTATACATGAAGATGGACGTTGATGGGACTGGCGTAGCAGAAATGCAAAAGCTTACCCTTGGCGGCAATGACTACCAGTTATTAGATGTTGAGCCTTGGGGTGATGCTCCATTTGCCGTGTTTGAGGTAGAGCCGGAGCCACACACATTTTATGGCATCTCTATTGCTGATCTTATAATGAATGACCAGGATGCTGCAACTGCTATGTTGCGAGGTGTTTTGGATAATGTTGCACTGACTAACAACCCTAGAACAGAAATTGTTGATGGTGCCGTAAATGTTGACGACATGCTTAATAATGAAATTGGCGGCATTGTTCGTGTTAAGCAGGCTGGCGCTATCAACCAGTTAACTGTGCCATTTGTTGCCGGTCAGACGTTAGAGGCTATTCGCTATTATGACGCTGAGATTGAGAATAAATTAGGCATCTCTAAGGCAAGCCTGGGACTGAATCCAGACGCCCTTAAAGCAACTACAGCTACAGCAGTACAAGCTACTATTGCAGGAGCCGCAGGTCAAACTGAGGTAATTGCTAGAAATCTGGCTGAGGGCGGCGTCCGTAGAATGTTTAAGCTGATGCTGAAATTGGTTATTGAAAACTGTGATGAAGAGAAGATGATGCGTATTAGTGGGCAAGATTATGAGCCTGTTGATCCTCGATCATGGAACAAGAAAATGGATGCCTCTGTCAATGTGGGATTAGGAACAGGCAGAGAAGACCAAAGAAACGCAGCTCTTGCCCAGGCACTACAGATGCAAATGCAGATATTCCAGGCATACGGCCCCTCTAACGGCCTTGTAAGCATGACGCAGATTAGGAATACCTTGGCAGACATGCTAGCATTAAACGGCGTTAGAAACGCTGACAGGTACTTTACGCCCATGACTGTGGAGATGGAGCAGCAGATGCTAGCACAGCAGCAGCAAGGACAGCAGCAGCCTCAGATGGATCAGGCAACCGCCTATCTACAGGCAGAGCAATTAAAGGCTCAGGCTAAGTCTCAAACAGATATGGCTAAAATACAAATTGATGCTCAGAAGGCTATAGCAGCAGATGATAGGGATAGGGATCAAATGGATCAAAACCTGTTAGTTTCTGCTGCCGAGATTTTAGGCAAATATGGTACCGCTGTTGACGTAGCGCAGATTCAGCAATTGAAGAATGCTCCACGGTATCCGGCAGAAGCTCCTGCTGAAGCAGTCACTGGAGGTAGGTTCTGAATATAAAAGATAGGGCGTCCCGAATTAGGACGCTTACCAATGACGATACCTTTAAGGAAGTCATTAGCGAAATTCAGCAAATGCAGGTTTCTGTGTTTCTGAACAGCCAGTCTCAAATTGAGGCTATTAACGATGCACACGACATAATTCGTGCGCTAGACCGTATCGAGGATTACTTCCAAACCGTACTAATGGAAGAAGCAATCTTTGACAAGAAAGAAAAAGGAGCAGCACCGTGGAAGCGACTGAAGCCGCAGTAGAAATGGATGGCACCATTGAGGGAGCCATTGCAAGTTTAATCGAGCCAGAAGAGACCTTAGAGGACGGGTTAGATGATGAGTCCGAGGGTGATGATGGTGTAGAGGATGATGAGCAAGAGCCTGATTCGGAAGAAGATGATGACGAAGAATCAGATGAGGAGCAGGATGACTCCGAGGACGACGAAGAAGATACTGACGATGCCGTTCAGTCGGGCCAGACGCACTCTGTTAAAATAAATGGAGAGGAAGTGTCTGTAACCCTAGAAGAACTCAAGCAAGGATACAGTGGTCAAAAGTACGTCCAGCAAGGTATGCAGCAAGCTGCGTCACAGCGCAAGCAAGCTGAAGAGGTTTATAATGCCTTGTTAAGTGAGCGACAAAATATTGCTCAATTGTACCAGCAAGTTCAGTCTGGAGGCTTTACGCAACCACCTGTTCAACCATCGAGAGCATTGTTTGACACAGACCCCATAGGATATATGGACGCCAAACTGCGATACGATGAGGACTTAGGTGCCCACCAAAACCAAATGCGTCAGCTTGAGTCAGTAACTGCACAACAATCTCAAGCGCAGGAGGCGGCACAGAAAGCGTACCTACAGCAAGAAATGGCTACATTACAACAAGTGATACCTGAATTTTCTGACCAGAAGAAGGCTTCCGCAGTACGCGATAAGATGCTAAAGCTGGGTACAGAAGTTTACGGATACCAGGCTGACGAGATTGGTCAGATTATGGACCATCGTGCTATTAGAGTTTTGCATGATGCCATAAAGTACCGTGAGATCATGGGAGGTAAAAAAGCCGCTGAAGATAAAGCTAATCCTGCAAATCGCCGCAAGCGACCAGTAAAAGCTGGATCTAAACCTACAATTAATAGCAAGAAAAAAGTCGCTCAGAGACGATCTAAACTAAGTGCTTCCGGCAGCATTGAAGATGCTCTGGGGCTTATTCTAAATACTTGAGGAAATTGACATGGCACAGCCAATTAATACTTTTGACACATATGATTCCGTTGGAATCAGGGAAGACCTACAGGACGTAATTTATCAGATTAGCCCTGAAGAGACTCCTTTTTATTCAGCCAGCAAGAAAGTGAAAGCCTCTAACACTCTACACGAGTGGCAGACTGACACTTTACGCGCAAGTGCTGATAACAAGCACATCGAGGGAGATGACACTACTTCTGAAGCTCGCAGTGCTACTTCTCGCCTTGGCAACTACACGCAAATCTTTAAGAATTCTGTGTCGATTCCTGACACTGATGAAGCCATAAAGAAAGCAGGTAGGTCAGCGGAAATTGCGTACCAAACTCTAAAAATTGCAAAAGAGCAGAAATTAGATATTGAAAAAGCCCTTTTTGCTAACAACGCTAGAGTTGCTGGCAATGCCACTACTGCTCGCGAACTTGCTGGCGCTCCTGCCTGGTTGGTAACTAACGTAAACTTCCAGTCTGGCGACAGTGGTGCAGATCCAACTGGTGACGGTACTGATGCTCGTACAGATGACGATACTCCCACTGACTTTACTCAAGCTAAATTCGATGCAACTATGCAAAGCATTTGGTCTGAGGGTGGCAAGCCTGACGTTTGCTATTTGTCTGCGTACCAGATGGACATTGCTCTTGGATTTACCGGTAACAACAACCAGCGTTCTTCTGTTCAAGCTGGCGACAAGAAGGTTGTTAAGTCACTAGACGTTTATGTGACTCCCTGGGGAACTGTTGAGTTCGCACCTACCCGCGAAAACCGTGGCCGTGATGTGTTCATTATGCAAAGCGATATGTGGTGTGTTGGTCTGCTTCGTCCGACCAAGAACACTGCACTAGCCAAAACTGGTGACTCCACTCGCCGTCAAGTTCTTACTGAGCTAACTTTAGTCTGTAAGAATGAGAAGGCTTCTGGTATCATAGCTGACAACACCGTTTCTTAATATAAGCAACACTAGAAGGGGTACTTAGGTGCCCCTTTTTTTTGGAGAAAAATATGAAAATTGGAGAGAAAGTCCATTTTGATGGAAGTGATAAGTTTGTGATTGAGACTATTCACGACAATACTCCGTATCTCGAACAAGCTAAGATCATCCGAGATGCTGGCGCTGGGATAAAGGGCGACAACAAGTTGGTGGGTAGAATCCCTATGCACATGGTATCTCAATGGCTAAAAGAGGCTGGAATTAAGTGGGATGACCACGAAGCTAAAAAAGATTTGATTAGAACAAAAATGCTATCAGGAGAGTTTGACGCCTTTAGAATATGGAAGGGAACCTATTAATGGAAGATTTGAAGTATTTTAAGCTATCAGATTTTGATTGCCAGGAGACTGGTGAGAATGAGATGAACGAGGATTTCTTGATAAAACTTGATAGCCTTAGACATGAATGCGGATTCCCTTTTATCGTCACCTCTGGGTATAGATCACCCCAGCACTCTATTGAGATGCGTAAAGCTAAAGCAGGAACACACTCTAAAGGAATAGCCTCGGACATTAAGATAAACAATGGCGCTGAAGGCTATGTAATCGTTTCTAAGGCGATTCAGATGGGATTTAAGGGCATAGGGGTGGCTAAGACTTTCATTCACTTAGATGCTCGTAAGACCATGCCTGTTATCTGGAGTTATTAAAAAGCCCCCGAAGGGGCAAAACGGCAGAGTCAAACAAGGGTATAACTTAGATTATACATCAAAACTAGGGTGATGCAACCTTAACTCTTCTTCAGTCGGTGGCTCCATAAATAAATCCTTAGCTTCCTCAATCTCTAGCCAGATCATATCTATCTCCTTTCTTCCGTAAACAGCAAGGGCAGACCCATAGATAACAGCCTCAGTAATAGAATCTAACCTTTCAGTAACGTCCGTTAAACCGTACTTAATAGCGTTTATTCTTAACTCCTCCAGGTATCCAGTCATTGCAGTCTCTCCTCATGGTGTTTAATCTGACTTTCAAATTCTGCTAACATTTCTCGGTAGTCAGCCACATAAAACTTCTTTAACTTTCGCTTATCTTCGTGCATCTTCTCAACAAAGTCCAGTCCGTAGTAATTAATCATCCATAACGTGTACTGTCCTTCAGCGCTTCCATGCTTCATGCCAAAACCATTGCACCCTTTGCACTGGGGATGAACATTCTCAATCTCTAAAGCCCAATAAGAACTAGAACCTTTTGCAATGAAATGTCCTCCGTCACAATCCTTCCAGTGCATTCTCTTATTATCACAAGATACACATTGAACCATTCCATATTCATCAGCCGCAGATATTCTTGCTAACTTCTGTATTTTTTCTAAACATTTCGCTCTTAAAGTTTTAGCCATTTTAAGCTCCGTTTAAGCTCCGTTATGCCATACCCAGTAGGGTAGCTTATGTTTTGCGCTAAAGTCCCTGTAACGTTCGATATGGGGTGTTAAAACGCACATCTAGGTACGGTTCCTGCCTGCCTTCTTCCTTTGCCTTTCCAAATCTTTAGACTTTTCCTTTTCGCGTCTATGTTCTAACTCTTCATCGAGAACCATAAGGAACCAACCCCACATAAATACGGCTACTATGACAATGAATATTACTGCGATTATCTGTTCCATTATTCCACCTGTTTACGTTTAAGTTTTGAGTAATCACTATCCATAGGGACGGTTAACATAACGCCTCCCTTTGTGGCTAGGTCATACACCTGATCTAAAAAGAAACACCATTCACCTGCTGATAACTTGTTTGTGCTTTTAACCTGCCCTGCTACGATAGTAGACTTAAACTCGTAGTCTTGGGTCCCTAAGAATTTATGCTTCATTAGCATCTTGATGGTTGCTTCATCTTCTGGGGTGGGCTTTTCCTTTATCCACTTCCCTGCTATCTCCCTGCACCACATATGAAACAGTCTACTTTGCGATGTTGAGGTAACAGGAACGTACGCTTCTACCCTGATAACACAAGGAGCGGTGTAGTCCCAAGCCTGTATTCGTTTGGTTAAGTACTCCATACGCTTCTCAATATCATTCCTTGAGGTGATTTTAACGTGATCGCCTTGAGTAATCATCGTGAAGTCCTCGCTACAATGTAACTAGCCGTTATTCCTAAGCTTACGAATGCCAGCGCGGTGCTGCCTGTAAAAAGGTGTGCAACGTAAGACAAGACGGCAAGCACAATTAATATTTTCTGGGATTTGGTAATCATACAAGTTTCCTTCTCATCCATTGTGCGTTTAGGCTATCAGTGGTCTTTTTGGTAACGTAGATAGGCTTCACCCTCAAGTCATTTGCCGTACAGACCTTTCTTTTGTTTAACCTTCCGTTCATAGCCTGTCCTGTTATTCCACAGACCGCACCTAATTGCTTTAGTGTATAAATCTGATCTGTGATTAACTCTTTATGCTTTCCTATAAACCTAACCCAAATAACATTATCCTTCTTGGGTCTAGCAAAAACAGACTCTTTAGCTTTTGTCTTGCCTCGTAACCTAACATAGATAAGATCATAGGACATATCATAAGCTTTAGCTAATTCAACAATCGAATATCTTTTCCCTGAGATTAGCTTGTCGTTAGTCCCTGTATATTCCATCATGTGTGGCGGTGGTGCGCCAAGTTCTTTAACTGGCATTGTCTTTCTCCTCCTTTACCCAACGATTACCCAAGATTAAATACTGCATCTTTCGCCAAAACCAATTAGGCTCTTTACCCTTATATGGAATCCAAGTCAGACTCGTGGCCGACCCACCAAACAGGTAACACTTCCAATCAGAATACTCAGGTTGTGTAAAAGAGCATATATCCGCAGGGTCTAGGTAGACTGAGCCACTTGCAACCTTTTCTTTTAATTCGTCCATCACTTCACCTCCAGTCGGTTATATTTTCTTAAAACAGGTAATGCCAGATGCGGCCTTTAAGGGGATGCGAGACGTTAATACAACGCACAGCATGGTCGGTGCTTCATTTGGCGTGAACTCATGGACCTCATGCATGTGATCAAGTGTGTAAGTAGTGCCTATAAACTTAGATTCACTGGCATCATGTTGTTGATCAACATTACAGGCAGAGAGCAAAAGAAGGCTTGGTATAAGTACCCGTCTAATTGCATCTTTCTTACCCGTCTGATTGCATCTTTCGGATTCTTTCATCACTTCACCCTCTCAAGTGTGGTAAGGGGGCGCTAAACATTTTAATAACATCATCTAGACTAATCATGGTTTCTCCGCCCAGTCCTTCTTTGTACATTTCTAGACCTGTGACCGTATCCTCTAGCGCGGCCGTATAGCCTTCTCTGTGTGCTTTTTGTAGCTCTTGCTCTTTCTTCATCACTTCACCCCCACTGGTGTTATTTCACCGCAAAGTATTTTTCGCGATTCTTCAATTAGCTCTTTACTAAAAAACACTTCTAAGTTGACAAGCAATTCACTAGGTCTTATCTCTGCCGTTTTCTCGTTTGACCACGTGCAATAATGCATCATCTCAACACACAGTCTTAGCGGGTATTTAATCTCTGGCAAATACATCACTTCACCCCCACTGGTTTTAATAGATAAAATTTAAGGGTGTGCTTTGCCTTGAGCAAGCGATCTTCTGCGATGTCTCTCTCCCGCTCAAACCTTGCTATCGACTCTCTCAACTCTTTCTCTTCTCTGTTCATCGCTTCACTCCTCTAACTCGAAATCTGTCGATTGTAATAATCCTCTTCGTCTTGCTTATCACCCTACAGCAATCACCACGCACATGGTCTGCGTCTTTCCAAACCTCATCAATATCCGATATGCGCCCAACTTCAAACATGGAAGTCACTCGACCTTCTTTATCTGTAGGCAGTCCACACCATCCGCACCTATATAATTTACTCATCACTTCACCCCCACTACAGGTTCATGCGTTTGTTCAAATATGTCAGGCTTGACAGGGTAGAAATTAATACCATTCGGCTCCGGAATAATCCAGTCACCTACTTCAATGTTAACAACTTGGTTGTTGTGTATTGTGTGGACGTGCGGCTCATAGCGTTCTCTATTAACCGAACAAAGCGTTGATCTACACATTCCAGTCACTAATTTCCTATATCCTTTATATTGTTCTGCATCAATTACTACAGGTTTTTTTCTGAATTTCATCACTTCACCCCTACTGTGTTGCGTGGCACGATACTCAGGATATAAGGATGCTCTTCACTGTCGTAAGTGTTTATAGCACTATACTCACCAAGTTCTTCATGGTTTTCTACTGCGTTCATGCCCACCATACGTTTAGTATCAATTAGGGAAATTTCCCCTCTTCGGCACCGCGCCCTCAAGTGCCCTGTTAGGACACCGGAATAACTTACTGAGTAATCCTCTTCTATAACTAAAAACATATTACTTCACCCCCACTGGTTTTAAATAAGGTGTGGCATGGTCGTATGGGGAACCCATAGCAACATCAAACCGATACTTACCTGTAGAGTCTCTAAACCTATTTTTCACAAGTACCCTAAACTTGAAGTCTCCTTCGTCGTCCCATGCCAAGCACTCGACCCAAGTATCTTGGTCATGTGGGTCTATATCATCCCACCAGTTAGGGATTTCTTCTCTTAGATACATTAAAATGTTCTTTGCCTGAGTGTCGCTTATACAAATAGCCTTGATTAAAGCTAGCGCCTTCTCATCATCATCAATTACTCTACTCATCACTTCACCCCCACTACTTCAACACCGAAGCACGTTTTCATAAATCGGCTTGCGGCATCGTTAGATATTCTGCGTCTGTTGGCTACATCCTCATCGCTTAGACTAACCCACGGTTCAAGATTCATAGAGTCGTAACAAGCCATAGCTATGTTGCAATGCCACCCGTGTGCTAGGCTTCCAACCTCCATACCGTCTTCGACCATAGCTTTTTTAATAACATCCATTGCATTTTTCACTTCTTTAGTCATAATCTTATCCTCTGTTTAATCTCTGTTATTCAAACATCTTTCGCATTGTATCCAAGTGGATACGAGCCTTCTCCTTCCTTTCTTCCTTCGTACCAGACTCTAATAGCTGTTCTGGCTTGTAAATCTTGTGGCATAACGTCCCTGCCGACCCTGTAAACACACCTTCGTTGGTCAACAGTCCTATAATTGCGTCAATATCAGGCCAACTAAACTTATCATTCCCTGACCTTCTCTCTTTGTGGGCTAGGTCAAACGCTTCATTGATCTTTTCTCGACTAAACGTAGCAATCACCTTGCCAAACTCTCTTCTTGCTAGGTCAGATGATACTTTATCAGGCCATTGTGTCTGCATCTTCACTGTTCCATACAAATTCTGTAGTCGCATAAAGAAATAAGCGATTGAATCTTTATCTTCAGGACTAAAAGTCTGTGGCTTTTTCGTAGTCGTAGAAGTTTGAAGCGTAATCAGATCGTTTTTCGATAGCAGTTCGTTTATTTGCATTTTCCTTATTCCTCTTTTTGTCACTTGCTTCCCAGGTTTGGACACACTTCTTCCAGTTCTGCATCTTATTCTTGCCGATCATCCAGCCTTTGCTTCCATAGAAGTTCATAAAGTTCTGCGCATCAATGCCGTTATCTCTTTCAATACAGTATTCAGTCACTTCTTCAAGCGTAGGTATCTTTAACTTTTCCTCATTTCCAGGTAACTCTGGGGATTTATCCCCTTTATTATTATCCTTATTATTATCCTTATCTATTATACTTGGTGTACACGTCAAGGGGGTATTGCACTCCACGTCAAGGGGGTCTTGATCTGTACGTCTAGGGGGGTACTGTACGTCAAGGGGTAAGCACGTTAAATATCTAGCCTCAACCTGGTTAGTTCCCTCCCTATAAGTAATGACCCTACTTAAATAGCCTAACCTCTCAAGTTTGGTTATCATCTTGCTTATAGTGGTAACTCCCAGGTTTATGCGCTCACCTATCTGAGAGTTCTTAGCGTAGCATTGCAAGCCATTGACCACCGTAAAGCTGTAAACGACCCCATACAGGGCAGCATCGCTAAGAGTAAGCCTATCATCTTTCAAAAGGGCGTCCAATAAAGGAACAAACGTCATCGCGTTCCTTGTTAGTTTGCTACCAGTCTCTTTCATATACAAAACCTATCGTTTAATGTTATCCATGCTTTAGCGGCTGTCTGTGGCACTACTCCATTGCCAAGTTGACGTACCCGATCAACTCTGTCTGGGCATTCGGAAATCACTCTGTCAATCCCCAACTCCCAAGAGCCGTCCATCCAAGAGGAAGCCCCATCAAACCCTCCACCCAATCGGGGTTCAGCTTCCCTGATGCTTTGTTCGCAACCATTACCGCGTTCGGTAGCTGACCCATCTGCGCTCTCTCTCCTCTCTCTATCTTGTCGAGTGTCGCCTGGTATCCGTTCGCACCCTTGTAATCCCTCGCTGATGGAGTCGGCCAATACCGCACCTGATCGCTCAGATTCGCGCCATAAGTTTTGGTCGGGTCGCTGACTGATATTCTCTGACCCTTCTCGTTCAATGTCCTGGGGCCGCCTTGAGCATCCGCTGCTCTTGGTGTCGCCCAGCTTGTTTTTTTGTATATCTCCACCGCCCTGGGGTTTACTTGCTCCCTCAAGTTTGCAGGAGCCGTCCTCCCTTTGCGCGTTGTCGTTGCTTGACGAATTAACGCTTCTTCTGATCGTTGTGGCAGATGGTCCATTGTGTTTGGTGTTGCCCAAGATGTAGACTCGCTTTCTCTGGTGAGGAGCGCCAACTTCACGCGCTGAGAATATTCCCCACGTTGATCTATAACCATCTGATTCCAGTTCGCTAATGACTTCTCTGAGTCCGAGACTAATGTGTCCCTCGACATTTTCAAAGAAACAGGAAATAGGTCTAATTGATTCAATGTGTCGCCTGATATGAGGCCAAAGGTGCCTGGGGTCGTCTGCTCCAAGTCGTTTCCCTGCTGAACTAAATGGCTGACAGGGATAACCGCCAGTGATGAGGCTAATCTTGTCTCGAAAGAGGTGTGCTGGGAAGGAAGTAAGATTGCTGTAAATAGGCGCTGGCTCCAGCCTCCCTTGTTCCATTTTCGAGAGTAGGTTTGCAATCGCATAGGCTTCGATCTCCACATAAGCGACGACTCTATGTTTAAACCCTGCAAGGTCAAGTCCTCGCTCGATGCCACCATATCCAGAGCAAAAGCTGATGACAGTTGGTAATTCTTTGGTAGTATCCACATTATTCGCCAGCCGCTATAAACTCGCCAATCGTCATGTCACCCACGACAGCCATTCTGCCTAGCGACTCCATACTCGGCATTCTTTTTCCGTTCATTAGCAGGCTTAGAGTGCTAACGGACACTTCTGAGCGACTCGCCATTTCATTTTGATTTATGTCTAGCTTGTACATAACCGCCCTTATTGATCGTCGAATATCCATGATTAATTCCTTATTAGTGAGATGCTATAGTAAACTAAATAAAATAAATAGTCAAACCATTTGACAGATGGTTATAAATAGTCCATTATGTCACCTCAACATCAGAGAAAAGGAAAAGAAAATGAACGGATGGAATGGTAGTTGTGAGGATTGGTTACACGGTGATGAGAATTTAACAGACGAAGCTTATCCACCAGTGTCACCAGAAGAGATCGAAGAGGCGTTAGCGGATATTAAGCTAAGAGAGGAGAAAGACAATGAAAGCTAAAAAGATTAAGCCATTAACGCCTGGTAACAGCATGAAAAGAATAATCGATACAATGAGCGCGGCAGATATGAAACTGTCTTGGGCCAGGTGGGGAAATCCTCTTGATTTGTGGTTCGATGAAATGTGCAAAGAGATGCCTGGCAATAGAGGCTCTGACATACAATACCTCGAAGATTTAGAGCGAGGGGATTACGATTGTCAGCAAGGTAATCCAGCGAAAGATGGTGAGTCACTAGGATACGAGATAGGCTACGGAGCGCGATACGTTCTGGAGCAGAATCAAAACCACCAAACAGAAAGGGGAATGAAATGAACAGTAGCGAATCAATTAAAAACTTAGCGGTTGCGCTAGTAAAGGCACAGAAAGAAATGGGCGGGGCGGTTAAGGATAGCAAAAACCCCTTCTTTAAGTCTAATTATGCAGACCTAACCTCGGTGATTATGGCAATCAAAGAGCCTTTTAGTAACGCAGGGCTTGCTTACACTCAGTTTCCAGTGAGTGAAGATGGTCGAGTAGGCGTGGTTACAAGACTAATGCACGAATCAGGTGAATGGCTAGAGCATTCCTATACGCTTCCAACGGTAAAGAATGACCCTCAAGCCGCAGGTTCAGCCATAACGTACGCAAGACGGTACGCACTTCAATCTATTGCAGGAATACCAACGGCTGACGATGATGCTGAAAGTGCAATGCTTCGGGGTAACGGGTTGCCTGTTGTAGAAAGGGCCATAATAGGTGACGACCAAGCCACTGAAATCAAAGGGCTGCTGGCCGAGTACAAGATAGACGTCAAAGCGTTTCTTAAATACTTCAAAGCCACCTCTGTCGATCTAATGCTTGCCTCTAACTACACTAGGGCAATAGCGACCTTACAGGCAAAGGCTCCGAAGTCTGGGGGTGAGTCGTGAAAACTCAAACGGTACACATCAACGCAAACTTTAAGGTTGAAATTGATAAGTGGAATCATACCTTGTTAGAGTTTAGACCCGCTGAAATAATAGAGCGAGGCAAGAACATAGGTAAGGTGCGAAAGGAAAACTGGGCGGTGGTTGGATATTATAAAGATATGCACCTTGTTATCCGGAAGCTGTCTGAATGTATTGGGCTAACGGACGCTGATTACTCCATGATGGAACACTGCAAAGCGGTATTAGATAAGGCCGAGACTTTGTGTGCGTCAGTTGCAAAGGTTTAAATCAAACACGCTGTCGGTAGTCACAATACCGATAAAGGAGACAATATGATTATAAAGGACAGTCAGGGGGGGGGAGGGGATCCAAAATACTCCCCCAAAGGCGGCAAGATGTTTCATGAAGATGGATACCAGTTGCCTGATGACGAGCCTCTAATGGTTTTTCGCGGAAAAGATATAGGAAGTTTGATGGCTATTTATGAATATGTGTCGATGCTTGAAGACCAGCCGCAAAACCAGACTATTGTTAGTCACTTGGAGAGCAGTTTGGAGAGATTGGGTGCGTTTTATCACTACCAAATAAACAACCCTCACCTACAGTCAGTCGGTTGCTCTATGAAAGCCCATGATCGCTATAAAATGTTCTTAAATTTTGCAAAATCTAAATTAATTGAGCATGGATTGGAGGTTGAACAATGATTATATTAGATCAAGAACAGGGTAGTCCTGAGTGGCTGGAGTCGAGGCTGGGGAGGCCAAGTGCCTCTCAATTCTCTAACCTGATAACGGTTACTGGGAAACCATCGTCTTCTGCGGCTAAGTATATCCTTAAGCTAATATCTGAGCGTATAACAGGCGAGTCTGAGCAGTTCTTCCAGAGTTCAGCCATGCTTAGAGGTATTGACTTGGAGAGCGATGCTAGAGAAGCCTACGAGTACATCACTGACAACAAGGTTCAAGAGTATGGGTTCATTTTAGATGATTCTGGCGAGTATGGGTGCAGTCCTGACGGTATGTTAGTTGATGAAAACATAGGATTAGAGTTAAAATGCCCTCTTGCCCCGAACCATACTAAGTATTTACTAGACCCCAATGAGCTAGTTAAGGATTATTTTCAGCAGATTCAGGGCTGTATGCTAGTCACTGAAAGGGAGGCATGGGACATATTCAGCTATCACCCACTGGCAGGCCATGTGTTAGTGCGAGTACCAAGAGATGAAGAGTTTATAACCAAGTTGAAAGCCGAGATAGATAAGGCTGTTGACATTATTTTAACCGAAACGAAGAGGCTAATGATATGAGTGGAATTAACAAAGTATTTATTATAGGAAATGTAGGCGCAGACCCAGAAATTAAATTCTTGCCTAGCGGTGGTGCGGTGGCTAACTTAACTGTGGCAACCAGCGAGACATGGAAGGATAAAACTACAGGCGAAAAGAAAGAAGCTACCGAGTGGCATAAGGTGGTGTTCTTTGGGCGTGTCGCTGAGATAGTCGGGGAGTATATCAAGAAAGGCTCCAAGATTTATGTTGAAGGTTCGCTGAAAACGCGGAAGTGGCAAGATCAGGAGGGTAATGATCGCTACACAACGGAGATTAAGGGTAATGAGATGCAAATGCTTGACTCTAGGGGCGATGCTAGCTCAAAAGATCCAGCACCCAAAGAAACCCCACAAAAAGGCTCGCCACAACAATCTGAAGCCGTTGATGACGATACTATACCTTTCTGATCTGTGCCATTCTAGCTAACCGCGTCCTACGGGGCGCAATGAGGTTTTAATGAAACATTTAATCATACCTGATACGCAAGTAAAGGCTGATACTCCGATAGAGCATTTGGGGTGGGCAGGACAGTACGCGGTGAAGATGCGGCCAGATGTTATTGTGCATATTGGTGACCATTGGGATATGCCTAGTCTAAACTCTTACTCTGGTGCAGGAACCAAGAGTTTTGAGGGCAATAGATACATTAAGGATATTGAGTCTGGTATCTTAGGCATGAAGGAGTTTTTAAAGCCTATCCGCGACGAACAGGCAAGGCTACGCAAGAACAAAGAGAAACAATGGAAGCCTAGAATGGTGTTCACTCTTGGCAACCATGAGAACAGGATTGCTAGAGCCGTAGAGTCAGACCCTAAACTTGATGGGCTTATTGGGTTTAAAGACTTAAAGCTCGAAGAGATGGGGTGGGAAGTAGTGCCATTCCTTATGCCAATTAAGATTTCAGGCGTGGTCTACGCTCACTATTTTACTTCGGGCGTGATGGGGCGGCCTGTATCCAGTAGCAGGGCATTAATTAACAAGCAATTACAGAGCTGTGTGATGGGGCACGTTCAAGACCGCGAAGTCCATTTTGCGAAGAGGGCTGACGGTACAAGGGTTACAGGACTATTTGCAGGAATATTCTACCAGCACAACGAAGAGTATCTTAATCCACAAACAAATCTATCGTGGCGTGGTATATGGGTCTTGAATGAGGTTGATGATGGTGCTTTTGACGAAATGCCAGTGTCACTTAACTACCTTAGAAAGAAGTACGGACAATGATAGGCTACCTCGGTGTATCTCTAATATTATCCGCTATGTTGTGGGGTGAGTACAAAGACAGAGGAGCGCAATAAATCTAACACATAATTATCTATGTGGATTCCTTATAGACTATACCAATAAAGGGCTACAGTTAATATTATGTTAGGATTATCATTCTTATTGATTAGTTTTAACGGATTGTATAAAAACACTTAGGTGGTACCGTAACAGATTACGGCACCAAAATATGAGAAAGGGTAACGGGTAACTTAAATGAACACTATGGCTATCAAAATGTACGAAAATGATAAGCATAGTAACCAGGAGAAAGGTATGGAAGCAAGGGCAGAAGATTGGTTAAGACTTAGGGAAGCGCATCCTGCTATTGAGAAGGAATTAGTTGACGTAGGTTACAGGAAGAAGGAGGGCACTACCGAGATCCAGGTGATCGTGCGTGGTGATGCTGATTCAGAAACGCTGGTCTGTGAGATAGAGAGGGCGGTTAACTTTCTAAAGGACTTGCAGAAAAAGCTACTGTTAACGCCAGAGGTCAAAAAGTTGGTCATGGCAGGGAACAGTTTAATGCGCGACAAAGTGTGAGATTGTAACAGTTTAATGCGCTAAAAAGTGTGGTGTTTTGCTGACATATTGCAGGCATAAAAAAGCCCCATTGCTGGGGCAAGGTACTGCGGGAGTATTAGTTTATAGCGCCAGCTGATACTGCCAGACCGTACACTAGGAAGCCGGTTAACACGGTGACAACAATGGCAAGTGATATGCCACCCCATACTTTTAACCTTTTGGCTCGTTTGTATTGCGCTTGGGTGAATAGGAATTGATCGTTAATCATTGTATAGCCCTCATTAGTTGGTCTGTTTTATTGCGTAGGTTAGTATTTAATCGCTGAAGCTCTTTCTCGGTTAGGTGTCCTAGCTCGTACACTCTCACCAGCCCAAGCCATGTTCTAGCCAGGTCTAGGGTGGAGCCTGCGTTGTTAATGCGTTGTACCGCGCTTTTAAAGTCGCTCATTTGTAACCTCCTGCTTGATTATGTATGTAATAAAGAATATGTGAGCCAGTATTGCATAGATTGTTCCATCTGTTAGTATTTCCATTATGTCCACCGTTAGTTGCGTTGCTTGATTACTAATTTACTTTCATTGAGAATAATAAGTTATCTATAAGAGACGCTGACTTATCTAATAACGACATAAAGGCTGAAAACGCTACTATTTTACAGGGGAGCAGGCAAGCAAGGGTAAAAACACGGCATTATTCGCCATGTATTGAGTGAATGTTAAACCAGGTCTAAACGCGACTCAACCTACAACCCATTTCAATGGTATAATCGCACCTAAAGCTTGATCTATGTAAGGCAATTAAACCATAAGCGTGATATGTTATGATGTATATGATAAGAAACAACGTACATTTAATGAAACAACAGCGGAACCATAATGGATAAACCCAAGGTAGTAAAGCTTAGACCTGACCGAGCAGACCTTGTTAGAGACGCTTTAGAAGCCCACATGAACCGTTCTGAGGACTTTATCTTAATATCAATAGGAGAGGAAGGGGTAGAGATGGGAAGCACCCTTGACGACGAGAGAGGGTTGTTCTATATTGAAATAGCTAAACAGATGATAATAAACGACTGGATGAGTTGATGGAGCCTAGTGATGGGTGAAGAACATACCCCTAAACGCGATAAAAAACCCGCAGGTAGGCATTTCCCTGAGAATCACGGTGGTAAGGGTAATCGTGGCGGCAAAGGAACCAAGGAAGACAGAAAGAACTTTAAAGACAATTACGGACAGATTGATTGGGGTTCTAACACTAAAGACTTCGTTAAGTCAGAAAACTAGAATAAGTGGCTGTATGGAGGCTACTGAGCAAAAAATAAGGTATAATCGGGCATGATAAGAATATCAACTGACGAAGATGTACACGAGTATGATCTGGACTTGATCCAAGATTACGCCACTGCGCTATTTGACAAGGACCAGTACCTTATGTCTGAGGTGCTATACTTAACAGAGCAGCGTATGGCGCGAGACTGTCACTGCTTTTCGGTTAACTGCGTCTGTGGCTTAGTATGAGGCCATCAATCTTTACTGAAGCACTAGCGGATACTATCTGCCGGCGTCTATCTCTTGGTGAGAGCGCAAGACAAATCTGTCGTGACGATAGTATGCCTGCTATGTCTACTCTGATGAAGTGGTTAACAGAGACTGACAAGGTAATGTTTTCGGAACAGTACGCGAGAGCCAGAGACTGCCAGGCTGATTACTATGCTGATCAGATTGTTGACATTGCAGATGAGCTGCCAGAAGACTGCGATTCAAACGCCATTAATAAAGCAAGGCTAAAGATAGATTCACGCAAGTGGAAGGTGTCCAGGATGTCCCCTCGCAAGTGGGGCGATAAGCAGGCTATTGATCATACGTCCTCTGATGACTCGTTCAAGCCTACCGTCATTAAGTTGGTGGCGGGAAAAACTGAACAAGATGGATAACCCAGAAGCAGAAATCCTATTACCTCCTAAGATGGTGTCTCTATTTGAGGGAGAGGCTAGATACCGATGCGCTCACGGAGGTCGTGGTTCAGCCAAGACGCGCTCCTTTGCCCTTATGACTGCTGTAAGAGGCTATCAATGGGGAATGGGTGGAAAGCAAGGCCAGATACTCTGTGGTCGAGAACACCTTAACTCCTTAGACGAGTCCTCACTTGAGGAAGTCAAATCCGCTATTAGATCCGTCCCCTGGTTGCTTGCTTACTATGATATTGGTGAGCGATATGTTCGGTCCAAAGATGGAAACATTAACTATGTATTCTCTGGCCTAAGACGTAACCTAGACTCTATCAAGTCAAAGGCTAGGATTATATTAGCGTGGATTGACGAGGCTGAGGGAGTGTCTGAGCTGGCCTGGAGTAAGTTGATACCTACTGTACGAGAAGATGACTCAGAGATTTGGGTAACGTGGAATCCAGAAACAAAGCATTCAGCTACTCATAGACGCTTCAGAGTTAATCCTCCGTCAGATATGAAGATATGTGAGATAAACTATAGGGACAACCCTTGGTTTCCGGCAGTATTAGAGGCTGAAAGAAAAGACGATCAAAAGCTTAGGCCAGATACCTACGCCCATATCTGGGAAGGCGAGATGCTGGTTCATGCAGACGGCGCTTACTATGCTGTTGAGATGAGAGAGTGTGCAGCAGAAGAGAGAATTACCCATGTGCCTTATGACCGCGCTGTTGGCGTTTTCACGGCCTGGGACTTAGGGATAGGGGATAGCACTGCAATTTGGTTTGCTCAGATGGTAGGGGCTGAGGTTAGGCTTATTGACTACTATGAGAGCAGTGGTGTCGGTTTAGACCATTACGCTAAAGAGCTTCAGAGTCGCCCCTATGTATACGACGGTCACATACTTCCACATGACGTTAGGGTTAGGGAGCTTGGAACAGGTAAGTCTCGGCTTGAAACCTTAGATAGCTTAGGGATTCGGAACGTAACAATAGCACCGCAGCTTGGTGTTGACGATGGAATACAGGCTGTAAGATCAATGATCCCCAGGGCATGGTTTGATAAGGTTAAGTGTGAGAGAGGGGTAGACGCCCTACGTCAATATAGGCGTGATTACGATGACAAGGGTATGACCTGGCGGGGTAGACCGATGCACGACTGGACCAGTCACTGTGCTGACGCATTTAGATACCTAGCGGTGGGCTATAAGCCTGCAAGTAATTGGGGCGATCCAATTCGGCGCAATCTGCAAGGCATTGCCTAATTTATGGTATAATCGGGCTTTATTTATTTATTTAGGGTGGTGTGATGGCGGGCATTAGTAAAGGGTTGTTGGCGCTATCCAAGCTCAATCAGGCTAGCCCTAGCACTGGCTTATTAAATATTGGCCCAAGTGCGGCAGCAGAACAAGCCGCCATTGATTACGCAAAACGCTCAGGAATACCCTACACCCCATCAACTTCTGTTGGTCCTAATGACCCTATTTTTGGCGCAAGAGTCGCTAAAGAATACGAGGCAATGCAGCAGGGGTGTTATCACCTAACTGGGCAGAGCCTGTAAAAGACGCTATATACCCTGAAGACGCAAGAGGACAACTGGCTAAAGATTGGTCAAGTAAGGTGGGAGACACTCTATCCCCAATAGTTGATAAATATATTGCCCCAGCGATTCAAAACTATGCAGCACCAGCGGCACGATCCGCTTATGAAAATAAGCCATTGGTGGGTTACTCTGCTAAAGAGACAGTGGGCGGCTTAATGGACTTGTATGGTAAGTTGCCAGCCTCTGTTCGTGATGAGCTAAGTCCACGCCTGAAACATTTGGGTGGTCTGCTTGCGTCCGTATTATAAACGTTAAAATGTAAAGTTTTGCTAAAAAATGGTATAATCGGGCACATAACTGGAGTTAGCAATGGCATTAGGCACATACAGTGAATTACAGACCTCTCTGGCAGACTTTCTGAACAGGGAAGATTTAACGTCCGTAATCCCCACATTCATCGCTCTAGCAGAGGCTAGTATCAACAGAGATGTACGCCATTGGCGTATGGAAAACAGATCAACTGCAACTATTGACGGTCAATATTTCACAAGACCAGGTGATTGGGTTGAAACAATCAGACTTCATTTGACTACTGGAACCACATACATCATGGACCTGGTAAGTCAGAATGCAATGGCAGATAAACGTCAAGGCTCAGAAAATATTGCTGGAAAACCAAGATTCTACAGTCACTCAGAAGACCAATTTGAGGTATTCCCTACTCCAGATGAGTCGTATGCAGCAGAGCTGTTGTACGTCCAAAAGATTCCTGCACTATCAGATTCCAACACTACCAACTGGCTGCTCAGTGATTCGCCCGACCTGTACCTATACGGCGCTTTAATGCACTCTGCACCATACTTAGCGGAGGATGCAAGAGTTGCAACATGGGCTACAGGATACAGTGAAGCCGTACAGCGATTAAACTTAACATCTCAACAGTCTAAATTTTCAGGCATTGGGTTAAAGACTAAAATACGAGGATTAGGATGAGCTTTTCAAACTTCTTAGAGACAGAGATACTGGATCACGTTTTCGGTGGGGCTGCTTATACTGCTCCAACCACACTTTACATTGCTCTATACACCGGCGCTCCTAATGATGCAGGTGGTGGAACTGAGGTGAGTGGAACTGACTATGCACGACAGACGTCTACCTTTACTACTTCTGGTGACACTACTAGCAATGCAGGCGCAATTGAGTTCCCTACGGCTGGTGATAGCTGGGGTACTGTAACTCATGTCGGCGTATTTGACGCGCTGACTACTGGCAATTTGCTCGCTTACGGCACACTGACTGCAAGTAAAGCTGTAGAAAGCGGAGACGTTTTCCGTATTATCGCGGGTGCTTTAGACATTACGTTAGACTAGTATGTTATATGGTGTCTATAAATATGGGCAGGCTGCATACTCTACTGCTGACCTAGAAGATGGCGTTGTTGCCACCTCTGCGTCTTCAAGTGTGGTGGTGGTGGCCGCAGTTACTGTTTCGGGCGTATCGCAAATATCTGCAACGTCAACGGTAGCTACGGATGCCATTAGAGTGCGAGAATCGTCCTCTACGGTCACTTCTGCATCTAGTGTAGCGGTAGCAGGGCAAAGGATACATTTAGCTGATACGGCCATTAACGGCGTCTCAGGGACTACAGGAAGCGGACAGGTCATAAAACTGGGTTCGTCTGTAGTAAGTGCTGTTGCAGGTGTTTCTGCTGATAGCGTTAGGGTTAGACAGTCAGACTCGGCAATTACGGCAAGCGGTGGATTGATATGCTCTGGCATTATACTCTGGATTGACAATAATCCATCAGAGAAAAGCTGGGCTAATACTTCATCATCAAATGTAACGTGGGCAAATGTGCCCCTAAATGAAATAGAATGGGAGGCCGCTTAAATGGCTGATACAACGACTACAACATACTCGCTAGTAAAGCCTGAAGTGGGCGCATCCGAGGACACTTGGGGCACAAAGATAAACACCACGCTGGATACTCTTGACGACCTATTGGACGGCACAACCCCAGTTGTTGGCATGGACCTTAATACTCCAGATATTGATGGCGGTACTGTCGATGGGATTACGTCTCTAAGCACAAGCACATCTGGCACAAGCAACTTTATAGCAGGCGTAAACGCAGGTAACTCCATTGAAAGCGGTGGTAATTATAACGTCTTAGTAGGCGATGATGCAGGTACTGCTATTACGACTGGCGGCACTAACGTCGCTCTTGGTTTTAACGCCTTGAACGCAAGTACTAGCGCCTCTAATAATGTTGCTATAGGCTCCAACAGTTTGCTGGTGAATACTACAGGGTCTTCAAATGTTGGGATGGGCCGAGACTCTTTAAAAGGCAACACTAGCGGAGCTAACAACGTAGCTTTGGGTACGTATGCACTAGATGCCAACACAACGGCAGACAACAACACTGCTGTAGGCTATGCTTCGCTTGGTGCTAATACCACTGGCGCGGGCAACGTCGCACTAGGGCGTCAGGCTTTAACGGCCAACACAACAGCAAGCTCTAACGTAGCAGTCGGGCAAGACGCCCTGCTTAGTAATACTGAGGGACATAACAATACTTCTGTAGGTACTAGCTCTTTAGCGGCCAACACAACAGCAGATTATAACGTAGCAGTAGGGCGCTCGGCTCTAGGAGGCACAACGACAGGGGGGAATAACACTGCGGTGGGTTCGTGGGCACTAGACGCCAACACAACAGGTCAAGGCAATACAGCGACTGGCTATGGTTCTTTAGGTACCAACACAACCGCCAATTTTAACTCATCTTTTGGTTTTAACTCTTTAATTAGTAACACAACAGGTAGCGATAATAACGCCTTTGGTACAAACGCCTTGGCTTCTGTTACTACAGGCGCTAATAACGTAGCGATGGGTCGAGATGCTTTAAACAACAACTCAGCCAGTAACAACACTGCTTTAGGTCATAATTCCTTAAAGGCTAATACAACTGCTTCAGGTAATGTTGCAGTAGGCTATCTAGCCATGGAGGACTCTACCACAGCCGCTAATGCTACCGCAGTTGGCTATGAGGCTTTAGCCAACAACACTACCTCTAATGGAAACCACGCTTTTGGCTTTAGAGCTTTGACAGCCTGTACCACAGGGTCGTCTAATATTGCTTTGGGGGGTCAATCGTTAGACGCTTGTACCTCGGGTGCTAACAACGTAGCAGTAGGTAATAATTCCGGAGGAGCACTCACAACAGGTATTCGTAACGTCATAATTGGTGAATCAGCAGGTGATCACAGTCCTAGTCTTACTACTGGCAATTATAATGTTCTTATAGGTGCATACGCGGATGTAACTGCCGCTAGTGCTCAGTTTGCTATAGCTATAGGCTATGACGTTTCAGGGGAGGCAGGTTACACAACAATTGGCCAGCAGACTACCGACATAAGAGCGCAACACGGCGTAGCAACTTGGGCGACAGTGTCAGATGAGCGATACAAGAAGGATATTGAAGACTGCACAACAGGGCTTTCCTTCATCAACTCATTGCGATCAGTAACTTGGAACTACAAGACTCTCGGCGAACTCCCAGAAACCTTTAGCGCCTATGAAGAAGGTTCTACTGAAGTCTTTAAGAACACTCAAACTAACCACGGCCTTATTGCTCAGCACACCAAGGAGGCTATTGATGCTGATAGCGGCTTGAAGGATGGCTTTAAACTTTGGGACGAAAGAGAAGATGGTTCTCAGGAAGTAGCAGAGGCCGCACTAATACCAATCTTGGTTAAAGCCATACAGGACTTGTCTGATCAAGCAATAGCACAAGCCGACATTATCACAAACTTAACCGCAAGACTCGAAGCACTGGAGGCATAATATGTCACAAGTAGAAGATCGTAAAGCAGAACAACTAGCACAAGACTACTCAGCAATGGGTGATAGTGTAGTACTTATCACAGCCACTATCGCCGCAGAAGCTGATGAAGATAGCCAAGGAACAGTTGAGCGTAATGTTCAGCACCTAGAGCTTATGGTTGCTAAAGACGATTGGGGCGATGAGGACATGACTGCGGTTAATGCCGCCATTAGCTCTGGCAATGAGTACATATCATAATGGACTTAATACTACAGAGCCTCAAGTCTAAGACGATACAATTCAGCATTGCGTTGACTGTTTTAAGCATGGCTCAAGGCTACACTGGTCTATTGCCTGTCAGTCAAGGCTCACAAGCACTCATTGGAATAGGTATTGCAGTATGTATTGTTGTGCTTAGATCAGTAACTACAACGGCACTCAACCAAAAATAACGGACTACATAATGGCAACGGCAAAGGAAGTATTGATTCGGCTAGAAGGGCATGAGAAAGAATGCTCTGTCCGATATACTAACATTGAGAAGCAATTAGACGATGGCTCTGTGAAGTTTAGGAAAGCTGAGTTAATGTTGTGGTCTATGTATCCGCTTATCTTAGGGTCAACCTTTCTGGAGAGGTTAGTTCAATGAGCCTGATCACTTCTTTAATCGCGCCAGTAACTAGCCTACTCGACAAATGGATTCCAGATGCAACCATCAAACAACAACTCGCGGCAAAGATTAGCACACTTTCAGAGGTACACGCGCAGGAACTCGCAGTCGCTCAGATTGCACTCAACACCGCAGAAGCAAAAGGAAACTGGTTCCAAAGTTCATGGCGACCCGCTACAGGATGGGTCTGTGTTGTCGGAATGGCCGTCAACTTCTTAATATCACCACTAGCGGCAGGGTTTGGTTTCGTTATACCCCAGGCTGATATGACAACCATGATGCCTGTTCTAATGGGTATGCTGGGGCTATCATTCAACAGGACTTACGAGCGTGTTAAAGGAGTAGGCAAATAATGGCGTATGTCAGTATTGATTTACCTGCTGGAATATTCAACCACGGTACAGAGCTAGATTCGACTGGACGGTGGAGAGACGCTAACCTTATACGGTGGGAAAACAATTCTATTCGCCCTGTCGGTGGGTGGACTACTCGCGTGTCTAGCGCATTTGCTGCGGCTCCGCGTGGAGTTATAACCTTGGCCGATAACAACTCAGATGCTCACATTGCAGCAGGGACATACAATAAACTTTATGCAGTTAATGCAGGGGGTGTCGTTAGTGATATAACCCCAACAGCCTTAACCTCTGGCGATTTAGATGCTGACGTCAATCTAGGCTATAGCGGATCTTTCTGGGGCACTATTACTTATGGAACAAACAGGCCAAGCAATGGCGTTCCTGCTGAGGCTACGTCCTGGTCTTTAGACACATGGGGCCAGTATTTGATTGCCTGCTCAAGCAAGGATGGAAAGATATACCAGTGGGAGCTGGATGGTGCGACAATTGCTGCGCCTTTGACAAATGCTCCTGTTGATAATGGTGCTATTGTGGTTACTGATGAGCGATTTATCTTTGCGCTTGGATCAGGCAATAACCCACGGCTAGTCAAATGGTGTGATCGTGAAGATAATACAGACTGGACTCCAACAGCAGTTAACCAGGCTGGTGATCTTGAATTGCAAACATCTGGAAAAATAGTTTCTGGATTAAGGGTGCGTGGAAGAACACTAATCCTTACTAACGTCGATGCTCATGTTGCCACCTACAGTGGACCACCAACAGTTTACGGCTTCCAGAGGGTAGGCACATCTTGTGGCTCTATCTCTCGTCTAGGGGCTGTTGCTGTTGACGAAGGCGCTTACTGGATGGGTGCTAAGTCATTTTACGTCTATAATGGATCATCTGTACAAGAAATGCCATGTGACGTCATGGACCATGTATTTAATGGTATGAACACCTCACAGCGATCTAAGGTATGCGCCGTCCATAACTCTCAATTTGGCGAGGTATGGTGGTTTTACCCAAGCACCGCCTCTGTAGAGAATGATAGGTACGTTGTATATGATTATAAAGAA